AGTGTGGTAAACTGCCAACTGCTCCAGGCTTCAGGATGTTCCAAAGTCATATCAAATATGTCTTTGCTCCAGTTGCCTGTGCCCTTGGGTGTGCCAATGAACAAGGCGTGACCCGCTTTGTCACTGAGTGTGGGTCGCACTGCTGTCCACACATCTGGATCCATATCTGCAAACTCATCAAACACACAGAAGTCTACGCTAAATCCACGCATACGATCGTAGGCATCTGCTGAGCGTATGCCTATTTCAGATCCGTTGCGTAGGTGCAGTGTGAGTTCACTTTCATTTACTTTGGCAATCCAGTTGAGATCCTGCAAGCGGCCTTTGAGTTGTTCCCAAACAATGCCTTTGCCTTGTCCGCGAGTGGGAGCAATGAACCAACAACGACGATTGGGCCAACGTGCAAACCTGGCCAGTTCACGCATAGCCAACCAGGTCTTGCCAAATCTACGACCACAGATGGCCACACGGAATCTTGAGGTAGATGAGGCAATGGCCTGTTGTGCAGGACTCAAGGCCATTTATTCTGAATCTTCCCAGGGTAGCACTTGTTCCTGTTGTGAACTCAGTGGTGAGTCGCTTTGTCCCAGCAGGTTCTTGCCCAGGAAAATCAGCATAGTGGGATTGCCTGACATTGCCACTTCTATCTGCTTACGGCGTAGACTCTGAACCAGCGTGTTGCGACCTTTTATGAGTTCTACGTTAAAATTGTATCTTAAGGTATTGCCATCAATGCCAAACCATTCTGCTATTTCAATGTCTTTCATTCCTATAGCGGCCAGTTTGAAAACATCCTTGCTGGGCACGGGTTTTTTGTCACGCCCTACCGTTTTGCCTTCAGTCTCTATTGTAATCTTTTTAGTTTCTTTGGGCTTGGGACCAGGTTTATTGTGAACATATTCGTGTATGTCCAGCATAAAGTCCTGCTTGGGTGTGGCTAATAATTCTTCAATGGGTTGATCTTTTGGCTGATCAGTGCCTGCCTCTGTTGACATAGGTGAGTTCCTTTACCGCCTCAAGGGCGTGGGATATTTACCTACAATCTGAGTTTGCAGTTATTTGATACGACCCACTACTCGTCCTCTGGTGTCGTACACAGTCTGGGTCACAGGACTCTGATAGCGAACAGCCGTGCCTGACCCTGGTGTGCTGGTGTGTGGTGTGGGATCTGAATAGGTGATCTCACCTGCATCAACTGTGCAACGCAGTGCTCGCACACAAGGATCAACTGGTCTGTTTATGGTGCAGGCGGTCAGCATCAGCACTGTCACTGTGCTGAAGATCTTTGCAGTGTTGTTCATATTGTATTTCTCTTTCCAATGCGGCAGCAATGATTTCATAGCCCTCTGTGCCCCAGGTGTTTATCACTGCACGTAGTTGTACCTGCAGGCGTAGTCTATCAAACAACTTGTTCTTCATCTTGTTCTTCATCAAATACGGTGTCCATTTCCTCAAAGAAACAGTTCACAGTGGTTTCAGATTCTGGGTCTCGCTGGTTCTTGTGACACCAGTTGAGAAAGATCTCTTCGCGTGTTTCAAACACCTGTAGTTTGTATCTTGCCCAACTGATGGGCCAGGTAGTGTTGGTGACCCGTTCTGGTGCTTCATACAGTTTGGGTCGTCTGGGTTTCTTTTCCACAGCCAGTCTTACATAGTTCACAGGATCTGTTCTGATGCGTTTCTGTATGGTGGCCACACTACACAGGTGTGCTTGGGCCGCTTGGCCTGCTGTGGCATAGGTGCCCAAGGGCGTTCTAACTGGTGCGGGCTGTTTCATCGCTGTGTTCCTTTTGTATCAAGCACCAGAAGATCAGTTCTGATTCTGCCTGGTGTAGAGCCTGTTGCTGTTGTAGCACTTGACTTTGCCAATGCTCTATGTTGGCCTGTATGCCTGCGGCACCTAAATCAACTTGGGTCATTGTGCGGCCTTTCCGTTGGGGTTGTCAATTTGGTTGTAGATGCGTTGCAACAGGGCCTGCTGGGCACACTTCCAAACGGCACTGTTGGGATTGGGATTGTCTGAGTCCAAGCGTGTCATTTGCACAATACGCTCTAGGTCTGCCAGCACAGCCAGACCGTTGGCAGTGTTGAACAGTTCTTTGTAGTTGGCTTTCATTTTGTGTCCTTGGGAATATGGTAAAACATTTCTGGATGAGTCTCTAACCAGATAGCAATTTTTGGACCTGCATTTTTCAAGCCATTTGCTAGAGCCCATTTTATGGCCGCGTTCTTGCTGGGAAAAGCACCAGACGGAGTCATAAAACGATCTATAGAAGCACGTGTGGCATTACGCTTGGCCAAACTCTCAGCAGACCACTTACGACCAAGCCCAATGGCTCCAAGTTTGGCACGTGTTTCAGCACTGATCTTTTTGCCTTTGTGTTGCAGACTGGTTGCCTTACGACGTGCTTCATTGTCCTGCCAGGCTGCCTTGGTGATCTGTGCCTGTCGCTCACACCGTGCCTCTCTATCTGGGCCTTGCCAAGACTGAACAAGGCCTGCACGTATCTTTTGTTTGGCCTGATCAGTCAACTTCCACTTTCCTTTGGTAGCACCTTTGGCTTTGGCGGCACTCTGGGCCTTTGCAGGCACTTCTTGCACCAAGGCATCTAACCACGAATTGTCTGTATCAAAATCGTAACTCATGATCACACCTTCAGGAAAGGAACACAATTGTCTTGCCAGTCTTCAGGATCTGCCACAATCTCTGCCGCAATCTTCTGTGGCAAACGCAGATCCAAGGTGTTGATATCGTCCAGGTTCTCTAACAAGAACTTCAGCATGGCCAACTTTTGGTCTGTGTCCAAGGCAGTTCTAGCATCTCTAGCCAGATAGTCATGATGCACCACCATGTTGAACACCTGTGCAAACTTGCGTTCACGTGTGTGCCAGCCCATGGGCCAGTTTGTGGTTCTGCTGTAGATGGCTGCCATGTGCTGACTACGACGACCGCCGTTGCCTTTGGCCATGGTGATGTTGGAGCAGATGATCAGTGTGCCATTGTACACAAAATCAGAGACCACACTGCCTGCAATGATATGCATGCGACTGCTCTCATAACTGACACGACGGTTGTCTGGATCAGTGGCAGCCTTGACCAGGCTGAGGCCTAACTCTGTGCTGAACACGTCATCACAGTCGTCCAACACCACAACCTGTCCTTTGCGACGGAACATGTAAAGCACCGTGAACAACTGCAATGGTGTGATATGGCCTTTGACAATCTTGTAGTCTTCGCCTTCAATCTTGCCTGCGGCCTTAAGGGCCTGTGCCACCACATAACTCTTGCCAAGGCCAGGAGGACCTTGGAGAATAGCATTCTTGTGTGTGCCGCGAAGCACCTTGCTGACAAAACGCTCTGTGCGTGTTTGGTATGCTTGCACGTCCGCAATCTGCTCTACCAGTTTGGGAGTAAAGATTGGGTCAGAGATGATCTCTGAGTAGTGATCAATAGTGTCTGTAGACATTTGGTTCCTTTGAGTTTGGTTAAATTAAACATGACCTGCTTTTTGCAGTTCATGTTATTATTGTAGCATAATTGGATTTATTGGTCTACCTGTTTAATAACCCTACTGTGTGTAGGGTTTTGTGTATCAATGTGTAGCCTGTGCATAAACTGCATCAACTATTGGGCCATGAGTCATAACTGTCAGCACCACACGTGATTTGGCACCAATGATCATGACAATTTTGGTGCCAGGAATGGTGCAATACCATGATTCTACCGCACCATTTTGGGGGCATGTGTAACTGCGGCTTTTTTTGAATGCTGTGGAGATGTTCACTTCTTTGTCCGTTGAAATTGGTGTGTTGAGACGCTGTTGCATACGTTCTGCGGCGTGGTAACTAAAAATTACTTGCATAAAATGCCTTTTAGGTTCTGTTAAGTTCTTATGGGTTGTTTTTTGATCCCATACAAGTATTATAGCAAAAGGTAATTTATTGGTCTACCTCCATAAAAAACCCTGCTTTTTTCAGGGTTTTTGTGTGGTTTTTACGCAACAACACAGGTTGACCTTAATAAATCCAAGGTTGAGCCCATAATAATAACAGGGCTTTCAATAGTGTCAAAAAGAAAAACACGCCTATGCCCAGGGCAATTATTGCTTCTATTTGTTTTTTCATACAGTTCCTTTAGTGTGTGAGTCGCCAGTACACTGACGCTTCTTGATCCAGTTCCATCATCATAAACCAGTAGGGATCTTGCTGATCTGCGGGCAACAGTCGTTGTGCTTGTGATCGCTGTTCGTGTGGGATCACGTGGTGCTGATAGTATTCACGCCACAGCGGATCACCTATCAATAAACCAGGATCTAGTAAGAGAGTTTGATTAGAGGTCGTTGCCATACTTGCCTGTTGTTTGCAAACCATCCCATATGATAGCCTGAGGTGATATAACTGTGTAGGCCTGCTTCAAGATCTTTGCGTAGCACAAATCCTTGTTCTCTGGCCAAGTTGGCCCAGAATTCAGGATAGCGACAGTTGATGTGTCCCACTCCGCCCTGTCCTGGCTGTGCCGCTGACCAGATCACATAGCCGCCTGGCTCTGTGTTTCTCCAAACACTGCTGACAACTAGTGGACTCAAGTGATCTTGAATGTGTTCTGCCACTTCCAAACACAGCACCACTGGAGCAGGATCTGACACTGCAAACAGTGTGGTTGTGGTCACAAGGTCTGGTCTTGGTTGTGGTGTGGTGATATCATAGCCTCTGGCTTCTGCACCCAGTCTGCGTAGTTCTTCAACATACACACCTGAGCCTGCTCCTAGGTCAGTGACCCTGCGATCCAGTTGTTGCACAATCCAAATGGCCAGTCTCTCAGCAAATGGCCGCTCTTCTTCGTCCATTGTTTGATAATCAAAGTCAGTGTCAGTCATTTTTTCTTTTTAATAAGTTTCAGCAGATATTGCAGTTTTTCAGAACACTCAGTCTGATCAAACTCAGGCTCTGAACGGGCCTGATAAAATTTACGGAAATTAGGTATTTTTATTTTCATTTGTTTGCTATGCTCACTTCATTTATCTCATTGATTACTTCGCGTATGCTCATAATAAGTTTCCAGGTTTTACCTTTGTTTTCTCGTTGATCCATACATCTTGGATGGTCTGCTTTGTGATCATCCAAGGCTGCTCTGGCATTCCACACTGCCTCGCGATGGAATGCTTTGAATTTATCACGGCATTCACGCTGTAGCATTTCCATTGCCTGTATAGTTTGTTCCCAAAATTCATTATCAACTTCTCGTTGATGCAGGAATCCTCGCCAAATTTGTTGATTGTCAATGTCAATGGCCCGTCCAGTTTCTTGGATAATGCCATTCAACAGATCTGTGATTGCTTCACAGTTTTTTACGCCATCTACTATGCTCATAACTGTTCCCATCCTGCACCTGTATAACAATCCAGTATGGCCGCAAACCAGGCTTCAAATTGCGGTGCTACACTGGCCAAACTGTAGTCCATTCCTCTTGCTCTGCACTCTCTGGGATCTACAGTGTCAGCGTTTTCTATTGCGGCAACATAGTCTTTCAGTGTGTGACACAAGAAGCCTGTGTGGCCGTTTTGTATTTCAGCAAACGCACCAAAGTGCGGTGTGATAATTGGTGTGCCACTCAACAATGCTTCTACCACAACTCCACCAAATGGTTCCAGATAAGTGGTGGCAATGATCAGTGCTCTGGCGTTCCGCATCAAGGTCTTACGCAACTCCACATCTGCATAGCCCAGTTCTTCTGCCCAGGGTGGTGTTTCAGCGTAGCCCAGATCTGTCAAGCGTCCTTGTCCTGCAATTTTTAGTTTATAACCTGCAGCCTCTGTGGCTTTCAAACAGGTGGTGATGCCTTTGATTTCTGTCACACGACCCAGGAACAGCACATAGTCATCCTTGTGTTCTGAATACTCAAAATCCTCTGGATCAAAGTAATTGGGGATCACCCAACTGTACCAGGCCTGTGGATTTTGCAAGCCTTCTGTGGCATTGCGTATTGCGTGACTTTCATAAGCACGCCATTTGGTAAATGTGCCTGTGCTGTAGCCCACGCCAGGCTCCACAGGAATCACGCCCAACTGTTCCACTGCACGAGCAATGTTTTGATGTCCCACTCCCCAGGTGCACAGCAAGAAATCATTTTTCTGTGCTCGCCTTTGTATTTCTGGAATGGCACGTTGATTGAATGTGACATTGGCGTGATCAAAGATGTTGTGCTTGAACTGATGCCTACGCCAGTCGTGTGTGCCATAGGCCTTCTCCAACACAGCATCATCAGTCACACTCACGTGTTCTGTGCAGATCACATCTGAATCCGTGTGTCCGTAGTGTATCACTGTGTGACCTCGCTCTGTCATCATCTTGGCAAACTTCAACACCTTCTGTGTGTAAGCACAGGCCAAGTAATCTTTATGTGTAATGGTGTGCGGTATTCCTAATAGATGGAATCTAAACTTTTGATCTTTGTTGCTCACTCTGTGCCTTTCTTTGTTGTTTAATTACCACTTGTGTTTGGTGGAAGGTTTTGCGATCCACCACTTGAACATTGGCTCTAGACCAGGGTCCAGTCCAGTCTCGTTTCATCATCATCAAGCCAGTGACCTGTTTGCCACGTCTTGCCCATTGATCGCCCCATAACTCCACAAACTCTTCAAATGACAATTGCCATTGTTCTTTGCGATATGCTGCCTGTGATCTGGTCTTGAGCCACGCATAGTATTTTTCTCTTTGGATGGGATCAGGTCCAGTGATCCACACATGTGGTCTCAAGCCTGGTGGTGATCCTGTTTTCTTTCGTTCCATATATCTCCTGTCGTTTACTCTACTTATGCAAGTATAACACCACCGTGAGATTTACGCAAACAAAATGGCATAACTCACAGAGATTTGTTTTGTATTGAGATGAGTTGCACTCATCTATCAAGTACTTCGTAAACTCAGTACTTGATGTGCTGTTTCTTTCTTAAGAGATAAAAACAAGAGATAGATGATGCGGTGTAAAACGCCAAAGGAATGGCTAATGTAATAGGACCTTAAAAAAAGTTTAGTATTACATTAGCCTTTCCGTCAAGGCATTTCAACCATCATCATCCTGTGATGCGGCGGTTCCCCCAATTGGGAACTCTTACTGGAACTTACACAGAGACTTACGGGCGAGACCTTTGACTATAGCCTACTCGCCAATTACAGTTTAATCTTCCCAAGGAAGCGGTAATTTCTCCACGGCACTCTCATAGTTCCCCTTATGTGTAAGTTTCTGGGGTGAGCAGGATCCTTTAGCCATCATATCGTGATCCATATTTTTAAGTTTGGCGGGTGCCAGTGTGTGCCTAAGTGATTTGATTTTGTTTAGTTGCGTTTGCGTTTGCTGCCTAATGTCTAAACAGGCCTGTGCGATCTGTTCAAACTTTTTGTATGCTTTTTTGCTGAGTGCTTTGCGATCTTTGATTACAATACTCCAGTATGCACTGAAACTATTGTAATATGTCACACTGGTTTTGTATTCTGCTTCAAACTCGTCCTGGAACTGCATAAGAAATAAAATATCATCATAGTGTGGATGACCTTCAATTGTGTCCACAGGAATACCTTTTTTTGTGCACCAAGCGGCAACACGCCAGTTCTGGCGAGTGGCTTGATGATCAAAGGAATAGTATTTTTCTGCTGAAATGAAATCTCTTGTCATACACAAGTATATATGACACAGACAAAAAAAGCAATGATTTAGGCGGTCAAAATGCCCAAAAGAAAGCCCAGCGAACTGGGCTTTAAGGGAATAAGTGTTGTCAGGGCGGGCGGCTGTTTAACAGAGATTGGATTTCAAATGGCACCATAGCGTGAACTGTGATGTGGACTCTACCGCTGAGTCTGCGTTTCAGTTTCTTATTAGAAACTCCTATCCTGACAACGTAATTATTTAGTCCTGCAGTTCAAGAACGTCAGGAATTCTATAGCCCATCAAGCCTTCCAGGGCAGACAACAGCACAGCGTGTGATACCCAATCTTCTGTGATGATGCTGGTGTTTGCTTCGTGTATCAAATATTCATTGCGTGTGCGTATGTACCAGTCGCAGGTTTCTTTGGAGTTTTCAGCAATCATTTCTTCTGCACCTGCCAGCATTATATCCATTTCAAAACGATGAACAGGAGTCCAACCAGGCAGGCCCCAGCGATCAAAATTAAACCAAACTGTTGTATTCATCTTGTATTTAATCTGGATTTTTTACAGGAGTAAATACCCTATAATGCTAAAAGAAAAGTTTGAAGCCTTTGTGGCTCAGTTTGCCAAATACTATTGGACATCAGATCCAGGGGCTTATCGCTCAAAACAACACAAGACCAACACAGACATAGTGGGTGCCACAATTGAAATTGAACAGTGGTTGCCACGCACAGAATTGTGTGCGGACTGTGCCATAGTTGCTGACAAGTGCATTGTGCGTACTGCCAGTTGGAATCACAGCAAACGGCAGTGGAACATACGTTGCACCACTTGCAAATCAAATTGGAATAAAAATACAGGTGAATTTGTCAAAGGCAATTTGACAGTGTACGGTGGCAACAAACTGCCTGCGTGTTTTAGAAAAGAAACTTAGACACCATAAAACTCAGTGCACCAAACAGCACTGCAATCAACACGTCTCTGGCCTTGATCCATTCTACGCTGTTGCCTCTGTTGATTTTGTGCAGGGTGCTGTGTATGTCTGTAACCATTAGTTCCAGTTTCTCCATACGTGCTTCAATCTGATCCAAACGATTGGCCAAGCCCAGATAACGCAGTTCACATAGACTCACGTGTGCATCAAGACTGGTGCGTTCAATATCTGTCATATTATGCCAACACACTGTCTGTGAATGTTGTGCCGCCATTCACACCATCAAAGTGCAACAGCATCAAGGTATTGGCATCTGGATCAAATGCTGAGGTAGCAGGAGTAAAGGCTGCGGTGTAGCGAGCACTGTTGCTCACACGCATTTCATCAATGAATCCCACTGGCTGGAATTGTCCCACAGTGGCAAAGTCATCAGTGAACAGCACCAATCTACTGGCTATCAAATTGGTGCCATAACTGGCAGATGATTTTTGCACACCATCCACAAAGTATTTCACTGTGCCACTGGCACGTGAAACAGCAATGTGTTGCCACTGATTGGTCACAAGTCCGTGTGCCACGTTGATGATGTAGGCATTGCTGTACACGTAAAAATTACCACTCAATAGTCCACACATAAAATAGTTGCCGTTGATGCCTACAGGTCGTGTTCCAAAGAATGTTTGTTGGCCTGACAAGGAAGTTGGGTAATACCAAAACTCCACTGTGAAGTCTGCTGTGCCAAATGCAAAGTCTGTGCTGGGTGTCACTGTCAAATAACTGCCTGAACTCACTGTGGTTGCGGCACTGGTGGTGCCAAACTTGACCTGTGTGGTACTGGTTGTGATTGCTGTGCCAGACCTGGTAATGGTGTGTCTTGGTATCACGTAACTTATCAGGCTTTTAAGTGATCTTAACCCATTTTTAATGGAGTTACTACTCATATAACGCAGACTCATTATGTTATCTCGCTGCCAAACAAACTAAACGACTGTGCAGTACCTGACGTGTACACAGTGACCACATCCGTTGCGGCCAATGATATTCCTAAAGTTAAGAATATGGTATCATTGGCCTGCACAGTGCTGTCATAGGCCAAGTAGTGTGTGGTTGCCAGTGTGGCACCCGCAGGTCGTATTGCCACACGAAATGTGACATTACTGCTACTCTGATTACAAATTGCCAAGGTACTGACCACTGCCTGGGTGGCAGATGGCACAGTGTACAGTGTAGTTGCTGTTGCGGCTGAAGGCACTACTTGTCCTAATACTTTATATGTTGTTGCCATTTTTTACATTCCTGATAATAAAAACACTGAAAATTCTCCACCACCGCCTGTGCCAGCAGGCCCAGTGGCTCCTGTGGGACCAGTGGCACCTGCTGTGCCGTTTGTTCCTGCAGGTCCTGTTGCACCTGTTACACTGTTGCCCTGAGGCCCAGTTGATCCTGTGGGTCCAGTGGCACCATCTGTGCCGTTTGTTCCAGCAGGGCCAGTAGCACCTATGGGACCAGATGCTCCAGTGGGTCCTGTTGCTCCATTAGTTCCAGCAGGGCCAGTTGCTCCATCTGCTCCATTTGTTCCAGCAGGTCCAGTGGCACCTGTAGGACCTGATGCACCTTGTGGTCCTGTAGCACCAGTACCAGACGGGCCTGTGGCACCAGTTGCACCTGCGGGTCCTGTGGCTCCTGTTACGCCTGTGTAGGCCACCTGTTTGATTACCAAACGAGCAGAATCACCTGTGGGACGAGTTGGATTTGTAGTAGGAGCCTCTCCAATTTGTATACCGCCTGCTATGCTACTGCTTCTCAGTGTGATTACATCACCTGCGGCCAATGACGCCAACACTTGCCAGGATAGAATAGTTCCATTGCTTGAAGTGGTAGTCAGAATTGATCCTTGTGATCCTGCCAGTTGTGTAGGAGTACCACTGGTTGTTTTTACTGCCCAGGCACTCCATCTGGTTGCTTCACTAGAATAGCCGTGAATATAATATTCAATGCTGTAGGTTCCTGCATTGTCTACTGTTAGGCTGTCATTGGCATTGTTGAATGTGATGCCGTTGTTGATACCTAAAGTGTTAAACTGTACCAGATAGTCAACGTTGCCAGTGGCCAAATATTGTTCAGTGTTGCTGTAAACTTCTGCATAGTAGCCTTCCTGTCCTGAACCTGCTGGTCCTGTACTACCTGTGGGACCAGTGGCACCTGTTACACTATTGCCTTGTGGGCCAGTTGAGCCAGTGGGACCAGTTGAGCCAGTGGGACCTGTTGCTCCGTCTGTTCCGTTAGTGCCAGCAGGTCCTGTAGTGCCTTGCGGTCCAGTGGCTCCATCTGTGCCATTTGTTCCTGTAGGACCTGTACTACCCGTGGGTCCAGTTGATCCTGTAGGGCCTTGCGGTCCAGTGGCTCCATCTGTGCCATTTGTTCCTGTAGGACCTGTACTACCCGTGGGTCCAGTTGATCCTGTAGGGCCACTTGCTCCTGTGTTTCCTTGCGGTCCTGTTGAACCAGTAGCACCTGCTGTGCCTTGTGGACCTGTTGTGCCTTGTGGCCCAGTTTCACCTACAGGTCCTGTGTTTCCCTGTGGTCCTTGTGGTCCAGTACTACCAGTAGGACCTGATGCTCCTGTGGGACCTGTGGTTCCTTGTGGTCCAGTTGGCCCTTGTGGGCCAGTGCTACCAGTGCCGCCTTGTGGGCCAGTGTTACCAGTAGGGCCAGTGGTGCCTTGAATGCCTTGTGGACCTGTTGGACCACTTGCACCTTGTGGCCCTGTAGTGCCTTGTGGACCTGTAGTGCCTTGTGGACCTGTTGGGCCAACAATATCGCCTACGTCATTCCACGCAGTGCCACTCCAAACATATAAGTTACCATCTGCTGATACAATATAAGCATCATTTACTTGATTGCCCACTGCGGGTAAGGCACCCACGGTGGCCACAGTGCCTTTCATTGTGATACTTGTACCTGCAGGTCCAGTGCTACCTTGTGGTCCAGTTGAGCCAATTGGGCCTTGCGGTCCTGTAGTGCCTTGTGGTCCTGTAGTGCCTGTGGCTCCTGTATTACCTATAGGCCCTGTTGAGCCTGTAGGTCCAGTAGCACCTTGTGGGCCTGTAGTGCCTTGTGGTCCTGTGTCTCCTGTAGGTCCAGTGCTACCTTGAATACCCGTAGGACCAGTGGCACCTGTGGCACCTATAGGTCCTGTTGTGCCTTGTGGTCCTGTGTCACCTGGTACAGGATTTGGGAAAAACTGAAATGCATAAGTTGCAGTTGCAAATAAACTACTGGATCCATCAGTGAAAACACTAACAGGAGTCACACCTAATGTATAAAAATTACCACTGTCAGTTATGCTTTCAACTGAGTAATAATAAAAATCACTAGTGGCACCACTGCTACTAAACGACAAGTAACCTAAAGGTGATCCACCAAAACTTGCCCAGCCACTGATAATACTAGCGACATTGGCATACAGTGAAAGAGATTCAGGTAATTGTGCTTTGTCATTCAAGTAAATTAAAGTTACGTTGCTGGGGTTTGATGATCCATTTGAAAACCAAGCACCTTGACCCAGTGTAGAGGCAGCATTAGAACTGCCATAAGTTGAATTACGTAGCCAGCGTATGGCCACTGAAGATACACCTGCAGGGCCAGTTGTTCCTTGTGGTCCAGTTGCTCCGTCTGGCCCTTGATTACCCACTGGTCCTGTGGTTCCTTGTGGGCCTGTGGTTCCTTGTGGTCCAGTTGGCCCTTGTGGTCCAGTAGGTCCACTTGCTCCTGTAGGGCCAGTTGTTCCTTGTGGTCCTGTGGTTCCTTGTGGGCCAGTGGCTCCTGTGACACCAATTGGTCCAGTTGCACCAGTAGGACCTGATGCACCAGTTGTGCCTTGTGGTCCAGTTTCACCTTGTGGCCCAGTTGGGCCATCTATGCCTTGACTTCCTTCTGGTCCAGTAGGTCCACTTGCTCCTGCAGGGCCACTTGCTCCTGTGGGTCCAGTTGATCCTGTAGTGCCTTGCGGTCCAGTGCTGCCTTGAATTCCTGTAGGTCCAGTGCCGCCTTGTGGTCCACTTGCTCCAGTGGGTCCAGTTGTGCCTTGTGGTCCTGTGTCTCCTGCAGGGCCAGTTGAGCCAGCGGGACCAGATGCTCCTGTAGGGCCAGTTGAGCCAGCGGGACCTGATGCTCCTGTAGGTCCCGTGTTTCCCTGTAGTCCTTGTGGGCCAGTGGTGCCTTGAATGCCTTGTGGACCTGTTGCACCTGTAGGACCTGATGAGCCAGTGGGTCCTGATGCTCCAGTGGGTCCTGTGGTTCCTTGTGGACCAGTTGCTCCGTCTGGCCCTGATGCACCAGTAGGGCCAGTAGTGCCTTGTGGTCCTGTTGAGCCAGTTGTGCCTTGTGGTCCAGTTGCACCCGTAGGGCCACTGCTACCTTGTGGTCCAGTGGCACCAGTTGCACCAGTAGGTCCTGTTGCTCCTGTGGGGCCAGTAGAGCCCTGTGTTCCTTGTGGGCCAGTAGAGCCCTGTGTTCCTTGTGGGCCAGTTGAGCCAGCAGGACCGCTGGGTCCTGTTGCACCTGTGGCACCTGTGGTCACCATGGCATCGTAATTG